CTTGGTTAAAAGGTAATCATAAATATTACCAGTTAGCCATCTGCGTGTGTCATCCGTTTTAGTTAGAGTCATAAGTCAACATAATAGTGGGCGCTAGCCCAGTATAGTTGGGTATATGCTAATACACACCGAGTTTTCTATATTTACTGGACTAAACTTTAAGTCCCACAAAAACGAGAAGTAGGATAACAGGACTTCTCGAAAAGTTATTAACAATCACAAACCTGTAACATGATTGTTCTTTTATTTTTAAATTATCTACCACAAATACTGTGCAGCGGAGTTTGCTCCGTACACATTAGGTAAAAGTGGGGGTACACAAATAAAACAGGATAAATCTCCATCATCAGCCATAGCTCTATAAAAATTATGAACTGAATATCCACTTATAAAGGTTACACCAGAGGCAGCGTCAACGGGTAAATTAATAGTAACTACAACACCTGAAGCTGAAGACAACATGGCACTACTATATCCATTTACAGCAGCATTTTGAGAAGTAGTTAAATCAGAAATACTTCTACCAAAAGTTTTAGTATACTGTGGAACTTCTATAGTAATAACATTATTAGTACCAACAGTTTGTTCAACTAATGGAAAATTAAAGTATGGTCTAACTCCAGAACCTCCGCCAGATATTGGGAAAGCAGTAGCCCCGATAAATGTTTCAGTTTGTAAGTAAACTTGAGTTGGAGTATTAAGCAAGTACTGGTTAGCACTTCCATATAATCCCAAGTCTAAAACATCTCGGATTCTAATTCCACCTCTCCAAATAGCATAGCAAGATGCTACTAATCCTAAATGATCAGTATAAAGTTGGTTAGTAGGAGGCGTTAAGTCTATTATTGGTATAAAATCAGGAGGGAACCAAATGGAGGTTCCGTTATACGAAACATTAGAACTAACTATTTTATTGTTAGGTTGTATTGGGGTAAATCGTTTGAGCAAAGCTCTAAAACTGGAAACTTTATCACCAATACAAGCAGAGGAAAAGATAATTGAATTTCCTTCTACTTTGGAGTTTCCTATGGTAGTAGATATAACTTTAGAATCATTAACTAATCCAGATTGAACTTTCATAGTCTTGAAACTAAAGGATTGTGGTGTAAACTGAGTGGGAGTATATTCAAAAGGAGCTGGTATTCCAAATTCTAAATCATCTCCACCACAAACTTCAACTAATATTTGAATAGAAGCACCAACAGAAGCTGGGGCAACCAAAGCGTCTACCACATCAACATATATTGATCCAGTAGCCATAGATGCGTTTGTATAAGGAGAACGACTAATATAAGGAACAACTAGTTCCACTTCAGTTGTATCACGAATATCCACAATTAATCTATTTACATAAACGGGGTTCGAAACATAAGAATAATCATCAGTAGGGTAAAAAGAAAAAGAAAGTCTACCAGTATGGAACTTAGTCTTAACAAATTTGAATCTATACTTTAATGATCCACGCCACAATTGGAACTGATTGGCTATAAAAGAAACAGGGGGAAAATGTGTAGCACCACCAATAACTAACTGAATAGTTGGTTGGACAGTGTACAAACCTAAATTTCCCACTGGAGTCGTCTCAGCCCAAGTAAGGGTGGAAAAATAAGCATATTTTCTAACTATATAAGAAAAATCCATCTCATCATATTGTTTACCACTCAAACCGTTGATGATTGTAACACCGGGTTTGCTAATTAAAGCAAGAGATCTAGCATCACTATCACCATCAACTTGTGAATGAGTAGAAGCATTTAAGATTTCCATTTTTGCTAAGGAATCACCTTGTATTGGTTTACTATAACCAAACATGGAGGCTGTCTTGGCAATTCTATCAGAAATCCATGAAATTGATCGAGCGTAACCAGAAATAAGGGGAATGTCAGCAAACTCATTAAAGCCTTTAGCAATACTAGTAGCTATACCTGAGATTGGACCGTTATTCTTATTTGAAATTTCTTTATCAGAAAAACCTGCCTGAGCAGAAGCAGCACCAAAGAGCTTAATATTCTCAAAAGACATGTAAACTGTATAAGATACAGAAGAAGATCCTGTTGGAGAAATCAAAGGAGAGTAAGGATAAATATTTAAAAATCCTAAAGGATTTAAATCTCCACTCCCTAAAATGTTATTAAGCGACCAAAAATTATAAACAGAACAGAATGGGACTAAAAGTTCACCAGCAGTTTGAGTGTTTATATCTATCTCTATATGTGGAATAGTTGTTCGTTGTACTAAAGTTCCTATCATCATATTATTTCTATTTGCGCTTTTAGTAGTATTTCCATAAGCACCAGCTAATGGTACCCATCCCATACAATATCGTCCTGCTTGAAAGGGGTTGCCATTGACAACAAGACGAAATCGCATATCAGCACGAATACCAAAATAACCAGCAACTTTTTGACGCCATACAACACCTTGAGTACTCTGAAAACCAGAGTAAGGCATTGAAAAGGACGATATAGTTGCCAGTGTATCGGTGGTCTGAAATGTTCCACTAGCTACAACAATAGGTTTGGTTAAATAATCGATAACAGATTGTTCAGTTTTTTGAGTATCAGATAAATTTATGATGGTATCATCTATATGAGCCATCATACTGGTATCTCTAATAACAACATTAGCATCATCAATAAATTTTGTAGTTGCACTTTGTTGTGATTCACCAGAAATACCTATAATAGAAGAATCTTCAACGACACTCTTCATTACTGAAGAACTAGACGACGAATTCATATTCATTTGTAAATTAACATTTTGTTCTACGGATGTTGAACCGTAATTTGGATTATTTGTATTTTCAGCAAGTTAATTATAAGACTTAATGTTAACTTAAACATTAAGAATGTAGACCGTACTATTTGTTTGTTGGGATTGCCAACATCCTGTTTGATCAGTACCTCTAAAAAGAGCAGGATTTCATAGAGCAGCAATAAAATTGAATAAACAGTCACAGATACATACAATTTTAAGATCACACTCTACATTGCCTTTGGAGCGGTGGAAACTACTTCCAAGTCTGGTATGTTTTTATAGCTTATATCCAGAATCAGCTATTAAATCCACTATTATAGTGGGCCAGTTTAACGACTTGGTCGGTCATAATTTAGTTAATAATAAAAGTCTATATCAAGCACTTGTTTATAAGTACTTTCATAAGACAAATGTATTGGTTGAGATGGGATTATTTCCGGATAATACCTCAGCTTCAAAGCACTTAAATGTTTTTGCCAAAAATAGAATTTTTCTTCATCATGTAGAGTAAATTCTCTCAACACATTAGCTATATTATCAACCGTAATTGTATCACCAAGGAGACCCTTTTTGGTCCAATTAAGCATTTCCACAATCGCGGACTCTCTCAAAGGCCCAATCCAACGACCTAGAGCTTTATCTTTCTTGAATCCTCTTTTAAGGAACTCAACTTCAGTAAGCTTTCGGTACTTTTCCTTAGCATTTTCTTTTAATTCATTAGTAAAAACCATACCCGCCGATTTCATTAAATCCGGCATCGTCATCTCATTAAACTTATCCCTTATGGTCTCATGAGTAGACCATAAGTTATCATCACCTAAACATATCAAAAAAACAAGATCATTAAATTTAGTTATAGGCAATTGAGCTTCCTGAAAAGAAATCCTAAAAACAATATTATTATAAATAGTATTGATAATAGGGGTGAGAGGATTGCCAGATGGCATTCCTGTTTCCCAAAAATACAACATCGATTTAAAAATATGTTTTGAATAACTTATCTCACTAAAAATCATTGATCTAATGATATTGTCTGGATTATCTTTTCCATACCAATTATTGATCATCTCACAAATTCTATTTAAAATAACGGGAAATTCATGGCCATCAAATTTAGAATGATCTCCAGCACCAGCAACAAGATCATCATCATTTTTAGAATATTTAAGAACTTGACGTGCTATATTATCCCAATCTTCAGAATAAGGATTCAGCCCCAAAGCAGACCCTACTTTTATATTCATAGCAAAATACTCTGAACAAAACGATCCAAAATACATTCTGCAAATAACTAAAAAGATAAATGGACTAGCAGAAAATAATCTTGTTTTTCCTTCAAGGGCCTTAGACCTATCTCGTTTTTCATCTTTCAAGCAATCAACATATGCAAAGAAAGGTCTTTCTTTCCTATCATATTGAGACAAAGTTTTATGAACTACTAAAGCAATTTGTTCATAAGCTTTGTCCTTAGCTTGCTCATCGTTAAATTCACAAGCAGCATAATAAGATTTCTTGATATTTTCACATTTATCTGGTTTATTTAAAGGAAATCCAGGACTAGTTGAAGATGATATTGGATGTATATTATCGAAAGCATGTAATGAAATATCCAAAGGTATAACAGATCTATATTCCAACGGAATTCTGCTATGTCTAAAAATTAATTCTTCATAAGATTCAAAGGCTAATATAATATAATCTTCTTTAATCGGGGGAGAATTTAATCCATAATTCAATAAAGCCTTATCACCAGGATCAATTATATTTCCATCTTCATTTAAAAATGGATGAAGTTTTGCAGGTAATGTGGTTACAACATCCCATGGTTTAGGTAATTTTCCATGTAACTTAGATTTACAAATTTCAGATTTAGAAACAGTATTTGGAGCCCAACCATTAATAATAGAAGCTTGTGGAACTAAGATATCGGGTCTTTCATCAATAGGGATGTCCTGAACAAAATCAGGAACTTCTTCAGAAAGAAAATGATTTTCATTATAGACTATTCCCGAATCACTAAACATTTCATCCATCAATTCAGATGGAATGATATTAGCGTAACCAGTACCTTGACCTCCAGCAACATGCATACCCAACAAACATCGATTCTCAAATTTGGTAGTATTAACAAATAATAGAGAACCACAATCACCATTATCAACTTCAGCAGTATATTCAACAACCTCGGGATATCTAAATAGTTGATCATCCCATTGACCTTCAATTGGTACTGGTTCATCATTAAAATGACCAACCGTTTGAACATTTCGAATAATTAAATTATCTTTTTCAATATCTATATAAGAAGTCCCAAATAAAGAACATTTAAAACCACCTGTTCTTCGTAAAGTTTTAATATCATCGTTCTTCAACATATACCTATAAGCTCCAACGCTATTCGGATTAGCAACGGGAATATTTACCAAACAAGAATCTCTATTAGCAGCAGTTGTCGTGGTCCTAAAATTCATCATGAAATCCGTTAAAAACATTTTATGTATAACATTTTTATTAATAGACATCATAATAACATAGGCTCCATCTCCAGTCTTCTTTTGGGTAACTTTTTCCATCATATAAATATAATGTAAAGGCATCCAAAAAACAGAACTTTTCATATTAATCATGTGACCAAGCCTAGTCATAAGATTATCATTATTTGGAGTAACTATAAACGCCACAAAGAAGTACTTGTTCATAATTGACTTTGTGATATCGTTGAGATTATCTCTACCTAAATTAAGAAGACTATTTTTAATTTTGGGCATAGCAGTTATTTGCATATCCTCAATCTTATACGAATGAGTTCGGAATTGAACTTCAGTTTTGCTTGACAATGTAGTATGTTTCTGTTCATTTTTCGGTCTAAACACATCTCTTTTCATCATACGATTACTATCAACTGATTGGAACATAAAGGGTTTTATAATACCAGTGAACATATTGCTTAACTGCAAGAAAATAATATATAAACCACCAGCAGCAAGTATCAATATATACCAATACCTTTTGATGAAAGCATACATTTTCTTCAGGGGAATAACTATTATTCTCCTAATTCTTTGAATATAAGTGTTTGGATGAACTTCTTCCATAACAGGAATAAGTGATACTGGATTTATACCTTTCCTAAAACAAGTTACAAAGGAATTATCTACTAAAGCAAAGAAAGCATTCATTTTAAAATATTGATAACTAAAGAGATCTTGTTCACCAATACTCATCATAAAGTCATTATGTTTCTTTAAACCAGAAAATGTCTTGTCAAACATGTAACTAATACCATGTGAATCAAGAAGAGAAAACCAAGAGTTTAAATACTCCAAATACCTATCTTCAGGTAATTTACCCAGGAATGTAATAAATCTATCATACCCTGGTTTAACCTTGACCTCTTGAACTGATTCCATTTCAATATCTGACTTATTATCATCAGTAGATTGAGGTACATACATTTGAAAAGTCTTACGCTCTTGTGTATCTCTAAACAATTTTGAATAAGCGGATTGCTCTTTTCGAGAAAATCTCTCTTTCAAATTGTTAACTATATCGCCAACAGCATTTTTATTTGTTTCCTTATTAATATAATATTCTCTAATTCTTTTCTTATGTTGTTCAACTATCAATTCAATAACATCTTCTAAAGGTAAAATTCCTAAATCTTTAACTTCTTTATTAGATTTTAATTTAACATGCAATTTCCAAAAATCATTAGGAATAACACTAGTTTCTCGATTTTCAATATCAAGATTTTCAAAATCATACATCTCTGCAGGTAATTTTTCATAATCCAATTCCAAATTTTCATTTAGATATTCTGGATTAATAACAGTTTCTATTTCAATATTAAATCTTCTAAAAACAGCTTCTGGACAATTAACAGAATTTAATAATTCAGGTCTTCTAATATTACTAGTCCCAAGAACAAAAGGTGATCTAAAATACATAGTATTTTTAGCTTCAACATTGGCCATGTTAAGGTTATAAGGAGCACTATTAATCATTTTAATAATTTGTAAAGCCTCAGAGTCCTCAGAGCCTTTTACATCAGTTTTTTGGAAAATATCATCAAAAAAAGCAATCCAAGCTTTATAATTATACTTATCAAAAAATTTTCCATTAGGTACTACATACATAAAGTTATCTGGGGTTGTTAAAAACTCTTCTTCCCAATCCTTAGGTATAGTTAATGAAGCAATAATATATCCCAATCTTTTTAAAAGAACAGATTTCATACAACCTGGTTTACCAGTTATTAGTACTCCAACTGGTTCAACTCGATCTCCATTCATAGATGAGAATTGGGTACGTAATGCCTCTCTAGTCTTATTAAGACTATTCATCAGAAATTCCATAGTTTTATAATCGTATGATTTCTTATCCATCATATTCATTAAATCTTTAGCATGGCGAAGACTTTCTATATAAAATCTCTCATTATACTCAGCATTAATTCTTCTACCAGCATTACACTCAGATATAAAAACATTAACTTGTTCTTTGAAACTATGAACTCTCTCATCAGATATTTGATCTATTTCAAAGAAATTAGCCAATGTTTCAACTTTGATAGTTTCAGTAAAGAAAGTATTTAAAACTTTTGTAGCTTGTAATATACTCGATACGGTATTTTCTTTCTGTCTTTCATTGAATTTGAGAGCTCCTTCAATAGCTTTTAAGCAAGTATTTTTAGGCTTTATACCACAACCCATATTTATTAATGTGACAAAAACTGTACTAAACATTCCTATATTATCCTCTCCAGATTGAAAGAATTTGAAATGTTTGGTATCGTTAATGGCAGTATCCATATCTTCTTCAGTCTCATAATATTCAGACATGAACATCCAAGAATTATACAAATCTTCTAAATGAAGATCAGTATGTGTTCTACCTATTACAGCAATTATTAATAGACTGAATGATACAAAAGCATATACAAACTTCATTTTAAACACTTTTGTATTCCTATCTTTTGAATCATGCGTCAAAACTAATATGTTTGAAACTAAAGCATTTATAAAAATGAGCCAATAGAATTTATCACCTAATTCACACAGAACGGTCCAAAAATTTTTAGGGGTACATTTAGAATAATCGCCCCTTTTAGCAGAATTCAATAAATGTTTTCCCATTAATAATTTTCTTCTATCATAATTTAAATTTCTTTTTCTGCTATGTTGATTTATAATTCTCATTGGATCAATTAATTCTTCTCCACCAGAGTCTTGTCTATCTTCAACAGTTCCATCTCTAACAGAATCTCTTTGGGAATAGTTATTGCAATACATCCCTTCATTATACGCTTCAATTTGATCTTCTAATTCATCATTGAGGGGGTTGGTAAACAACCTATCTATCAATGGTAAATTAATATTATGTTCAATACTGTGACTAGTACTTAAACTAGCTCCTTGAACTTTCTTATTTTTCTTTATATGCTTAACTGTTTCTTCTACAAACGTCTTTTTGAATTCTCGATAATCTTTCTTATTGGAACAAAATTTTTGAGCTACTTGTTGTAATTGCTCAAAAAATTGTTCCTCATCTTCTAAGATCATATTTTCATCTTCTTCAAATATTTGGAAAGGATTTTTATAATTATTCTCACTTTGTTTCATGTTCTTATCGCTTTTTACGTGGACACGGCCAGTGGTCTTTGAATTATTCATATTGCATTAGGCATTTTAAAACTGCTAACTGCCGGTCCTACAACCCCACCCGGACGAGTCCGGGTGGTTTGGGCTGATCCGCTTTCGCTCGCCGCTACTGACGG